CGAGCGTCGAGATATCGGTCGGCGCCACGCCTGGCGTCGGAATCGAGGCGTTCGGCGCCTGCGCCGGTTGTGGCGTTGTCCCGCCGCCGATCAGGTTCAAGTCCGTCAACGGCATCTGATGCTGCTGCACGGCCGCGTTGTTGGCCGTGTTGAAGGCATCGAGGAACATTTGGTCGTAAGACGACGAGCGCTGATTGTTGAACTGGCGCATGGCGTTCTCATAGGCGTCAGAGCCCGGCCGAATGCCCCGGTTCAGCAATGACGTCTCGAGCGCCGTCGCCCTCTGATCCCATTGCGGATCGAGGAAAGTCGATTGAATGTCGCTGATCTGCTTGCCGCGTGCCGCGTCGAGGTTGAACGGCTGAGACAAGGCATCGGACACTCGTCCGAGCTGATCGCCCTTGATCGTGCCAAGCTGGCTCGTCAATGCTTCGCTCTGATCGAGCAGGCCCTGCTGGCCCTCGGACAGTTTCGTCACCGCGCGATAGCCTGATGGCGACGTCGGATCGACAACATAGTCGACCGAGCCGAACGGCGTCTCTTGCCCGCTCATGCCGAGCTTGGCCTGAGCCGTGGCGGTGTCGATGTTGCTTTTCGTCTGCGCAGCCGCAGTCTTATATGGATCAGGCGCTTTGGGCGCTTTGCTTCCCATGATCGTTGCCCTCAAAGCTAGAATTGAAATTCGATTGATGCCCAGGCGGCAACGGCGGAACCCACCGGCATTGCGGCCTGCTCATCGTGTAGATGATCGAATCTTCACTTCTGCCGAGGCCGTTTTCGATCACGCCCAGCATCTTGAAGCCTAGCCGCTCGTTAAATTCGCGAGCGACTTCGTTGCGCCGCTTGACCATGATAATCACGGTCCAGCAGCCCAATTGGATAAACGGGTATCGGAACAGTTCGCGGATATGCGCGCGGGTCATCCATCCCTGTTCCCCGGCGCAGGCCATCTCGATCGTGTTCACCCGATAATTCGAATAAATGACGGCGCCGGTCACTTGCCCCTTGGCACCGCGCGTCGAAACAATCTCATAGGGCATCGTGCCGACAAGCTCGTCAGGCGTCGTGCCGATCTTGCTCGCGATATACGAGAGCAAAACCAGCCGATCCTGTTCGCCGCATGCTGGAACGATCATAGGAATGCCCCATCTAAAACGAGCATGTCCCAGCCGTTGATTTGCAACAGCAGGCTCTGCGCTGGATCCGTGATGCCTTCTGACGAGACCGAGCCGGACATGCTGATTGAAACCGCGTACCCCATGCCGCCGATCGATACCCAGTCCGTCGTAATGTGAGACGTCTGCGGCCAGGTGCCGGAGTCCCAAAGCGCCACGTCCCAGAGGTCGGCGGTATTGATCTGCTGCGTCAGCAAATCCGCCACGGCATCATCTGAGAAATCGACATTGATCGCCATGCCGGGCGACACCTGCCCGTCTGTCGTGAGCAACGCCCGCGCCATGATAAACTGCTTCAATTGGCCTTGCGCGCCGCAATAGTTGAAAGAGGTCTTAACGAGAAAATCGATTTTCGATCCCTCGTCGAACCCCTGACAGTCGGCCTCATAGATGCGGCCATCGTTGCCGCCGTAGAACAGCCGATCCTGAAACACTTCCCAGCAGTTCGCGTTTTCGCCCTTGAAGCGGCACCACGCCCCGGTGATCGTGTTCATGATGTATTGATGCTGCTCAACGTTCTCGGTCACTGGGACGTTGAGGATCGCCCGCGTGCCGCGCGGGTAAGGCGTCAGTTGCCAGCCAAAGTTCGCGCCATAGTCGCGCGCCGATTGGTTCATGACCGGCTGGATGGCCTTCGTGATGGCGATATTGAGAGTCGCCGCTCGATCGGTGAGCAAGGCCTTCGACAACGGCACAACGCCATCGATGCAGATCACCGCCAGGTCGGCGCCGACTTTCGTCAGACAACGCCGGCCGATCGGTGCGCCGATCTGATAGGTGTTGACGATTGAAAATCCGGTCGAGTCACTGGCCGTCGGATCGGAACCGGCATAAACGGCAACCTCGCCCCGCGACGTGATAAAAGCCATGTAATCGTTCGGCCCGTTGCCACTGTCGACGGACCATGAGCCCAACGCCTGCAGGAACCCGCCATTCTTGAAGACGCCCGTCAGGTCGAACGTCGCGGCCGTGCCCTGGATGGCATCGAGCGGCAGATAGAAGGCATCCAGGCTATCGTTGAGCGCGCCCCAGATGCGCCCCTTGAACACGGCGCAGTTGGCGATATTGCCCGGCGTGATGCCGGAGATCGTCGTCGTCGCCCAGGCGGAACCGTCATAGGTGATCGGGGAATCCGTGCCGTTGCAGGCCCAGAGGAAATTGCCGCCGGACGTCGCCACGTTCAGATGCTGATAGCGCGCATTCGAAACGTCCGTCACGGATGCGGAAATCGTTGCCGACGCAATTACGGTGACGTCATAGATTGCCGTTCCGGCCGCCGCGAACAGCTTGTCGTTGTCAGTATTGGGCGCGTGATACGCCATCAGGCTTTCAACGGCATCGTCAACCGGATCGAGATCGTTGTGGACTTTATGGCCCTTGCGGATCTCCAAATAGCCGGGCTGCGGGAACACGTTGTCGAGCGTGATGGCGTTCGTCGGCGGCATCGCCGCAATGGGAGAGATCGCGTCCCAGCCGGCAACGGGCGCAGGGATGCTCAGGCCGCGCGCCGTCTGTGGCACCGCAGTCACCTGAAACATTGGCCCCCTGGCCGAAACCCCTGCGAGCGCCCTGCGTGCCATTAGCTGCCGACCGTCCCGTTCCAAATTGGCTGCGGCGGCATGCCGTGCCGTCCGGTCTCGTCCGGCGTGATGCGGCCAGTGCCACGATCGCGCGCCGCTGCTTTCTCTTTCTCCCGTTCGTAAGTCGCCATAGATTCCGCGTACTGCGCGAACCCGCGTGACTGCTGGAACCGCCACACGACGCCGAGCGTGATCAGACGCTCCGGAATGATCGCAACGTCGGTGTCATCTTCAAAAGCCGCCTGCGGCGTTCCGCTGGCGCTCTTGCACCAATTCTTTGAGATGTACTCAAAGGCGATCGTGTTGTTTTCAGCCTGAGCCGGGTAAATGTTCAGCTCGCCGCCGATCAGACGCCACCATCCCGCGACGCCGCCAGTGACACCCGTTTGAAGCTGCTGCCAGACACGCTGCGGCGTTGGCCCGGTAAAGCGCAGATTGTTGGTGCGGTCCCAAATCTCGACGTTATAGGCCAAATGGTCGTAATCGTCCGGCAGGGCTCCCGTCTGCTCAACTTGATTGAGAGAGAAAAACTCCCGCTGGACGATCATATCCTGCCAGTCGTGATAACGCGCCAGCTCGTCGCCTTCCTGATTGGCAAGACTGAGCAGAATTTGCGCCGTCAGATCGGTCGATCCGACAACGGCAACGGGCTGCTTGAGCCCAAGCCGTGATGCAGCGTTCTGAACGATATCGATCAGAGCCATTGCCTCAGCCTTTCCGTTCCGTTGCGCGTTTCATGTTGGCGTGTTCCAAGTCTGCCAGAGGCATCAGCTTGCCCCTGCGCGCTGTCGCGGGCGGCGGGCAGCCGCCGCGGGATCGGCGGCCGGCGCTGTCACTGGCGTCTCGTCGGTCGTCGCTGCTGCGCTCTTACTGCCGCCGGCATTGATCGTCGCCATCGCTGCGAGCTGCGCCTCCATCGCCTTGAGACGATCCTCAAGTTCCTGCTTTTCAGCCGCGAGTTTCAGGGTCGCGGCGCCGTCAACCTGCTGCGCCAGGTGCGCTTTCGCCTTGGCCTGCAATTCGCGCGCATTGGAGACGCCGAGCTTGTCGATATTGCCCTCGTGCACCGCCGCGAATGCCTCGATCGTCGCGATATGCGCTGATCGCAGCGTCAGTGCCACGGCGCGATTGATGGCCGCCCAATTCTCGATTGGCGTGCCCTCAACCGGCGTCTGAGCGCGGTTTTTGAATGCGGCATAAGCCTGCGGGAAACGCTGGCGATGCTTTTCCGTCGACGGCTGGAAAAACAGCGAACTTTTGTCGCCAGGAACCGCGATCTTGACGTGCTCGATCTCATCAAACACGTCATGGCCCGCTGCCCGGCTCTTTTCATCGTTGCGCATCGGATAGAGGCCAAAGGCCACCGCCACCGGCCCAACATTGCCGCGCGGATCGAGTCCCGCCTCAAGTTCCAGCGTCATCGGGAAATCGTCAGAGATATTCATCTTAAAACCCCTCTTTTAAGCCGCCGCATCCATTGGCGGGCGGTTCGATAAAACAACGCACATCGACTGCAACAGTCCGTTGCCGACCATCTTGACCGTGCAGTCGCTGACTTTCTGAATCGTCTCGAAAAAGCCGGTTGCATACGTCAGCAGGATCGGGCTCGTCGTGAAAACGCGACCGCCGCAGTTCACTTGGCAGAGATCCTGTCGCTTGCCGGCGTGAGCCCCTGCCCATTGCTCCGAACCGTCATCCGAGAATGAGCAGTCCATGCCGTAGATCGTGAATGCTCGGTATCCCATTGCATAGAGCACCGGGATCGAGCGCAGGCCGACCGAGCCGCCGCCTGAAATAACGTGCAGCGGGTTTTCTTTGATCTCGTCGACAAAGCGCATTTGATGCTCTGGCGACGATACATGCCAGAGACGCACGTCGCCGCCCTCGAGCTTGTCGAAAAGCTCCGGCGCGCAGCATGAGCCGATGAGATACTGAACGCCCTCGATCGGCTTGGCGATATTGTCGGCCTTGTGCGGTCTCGGATCGCATTCCAGATGCACATCGGGCCGAATGCCGTTCTCGATCAGGAAATCATGCGCGCCTGAAACCGAAACGATGAGCCCGCCAGTCTCTGCCGCTTCCTGTTTCAAGGCCTCAATGTTGTGTTTGAGGCTTGGACCGTAGCAGGCCACGAGAACGCGCCGCTCGTGCTTCTCAGCCGTCTCAATGCGCTTTCCAATGCGCGCCGTGTTGGTCGTCACCTGCTGCCAGCGCTTCTCTGAATCGACAACGCCGACCGCCGTCACGCCCTGCACGCCGACCATAGGCGAGCCGACGATGACGATGCCGCCGTCTCGGACAAGCCAGTCCGCGATCCGCAGGTATTTCTCAAAGAACTTCCGCCAATAGGCCTCGTCGCGGTCCTGATCGAGCACAACGGTCGCGATCACACCCTTACGGGCTTTCATCAGCAGCCGCCGCATCATCGCATCAGGATCGGTCACGCTGTCGAACACGCGGATGGCCGCCTGCATGTCGGATTGAGGCTCGTCCGGCATATCGTCCCACATATTGATGCGGTCGATCTGCGAAAATGCGTCAGAGTATTTGTTGGAATGCTCGCGAATGAAATCAAACAGCGACTGAAACTCAGGCGTGACCGGACGGCGCTTGCGACCGAGCGACGGCAGCGACTCGCGGACCATGCTCAGCGGCACCGCTTCCCCATAGACCATGACGCCCGGCTGCTCAGTGTGGCTCGTCACCTTGAAATGCGCGCCGAGCTTTTCGAGCCAAAACGCCGACGGCTTCACAAGCAAATGTGCGTTCCGGCCATCGGGCAGGAGTTTGCCGGCGGGCCTCGTGGCGATCGAGAAAAAGAGCTTGCGTTTCGTCACCCGCGCCAGGTCGCGCAATACCGCGTTCAGATGCACCGGCTCGATGTGTTCCAGAACGTCAGTGCAGACGACGAGATCGGCCGGCTCCGGCGTTGCCTCTTTGCCAGTGATGGCCGGGTCATATTCCGCGATCGGGAAATCCGGCAGCCGCGCCTTCAATTCGCCCTTGCCGCAGCCATAGTCGAGAACGGTATCGTGGCGGTCGTCGTTGACGAGGCGCGCAACATGGTCGATCCACATCTTTGACGATCGGCCATAGTCGTCGCGGCTCTCATGCAAGAGGCGATTCTGCTCGCGATAGGTTTCCGAGATTACCGGCATGAATCCCCTCTGAGATAGGGTGTGCCGAACTTCTCAATGAAATTCGAAGGCTTGACGCAGGTCTCCCACGTCGACGGCCGTCCAGCGACATAGCCGTCGGCCGCCAGCCAGGCGCGACGCTCGTCGAGCCATTCCTGCGCATAGGGCACATTAACGAAATCGCCGCCAAACCAAGGCCCGCCGTTCGTGTAATGCACAAGCGCCGGATCCTCGACGCCCTCAGTGATGCCGACGAGATAGTTCCAACGCGGTGACAGTTCGCCGATCTCGTCATCGTTCAGCCAGCAGAAGCGATGCAGATCGCGCCCCGGCACACTGTTGACCATTTCGACGGTCAGAGACCGATTGGACGGATGCTCAGTGTTGAACAGCATCACGCTCGACCAGTTTTTCCGCGCATACCGGGTCTGCTCTTGCCCGTCCATTTTGGTATCGCTGGCGGGCTGATACTGATGCTTGACGCACATGACCGCCTTCGACGGATCGGCAAATCGGAACAGATCGGTCAAGTCATCGAGCGCCAGCACATCGCAATCCATGAATAGCGCCCAGCCGGACGGCGCCAGGATCGGCGTCAGGAACCGCGAGATCGCAAATTCCGTGCTCATCGGCGCCTCTGAGATATCGTCCCAGAGCTTGCCCTCTTTCAGCGACGTCGGCCGGGTATAGAGACCAGCGCGACGCAGTTCGCTCAAGTCCAGCGGATTGATCGGCATGCCATGCGTATGATGGCGCAGCGAATGCCGGCAGACGGCAAATGCTTCGCTCTCGCGCGGGTCATATCCAATCCAGATCGAGTTCGTCACTGAACGCCCCCGATGTCGCGACTCAATTCTTTGTAAAGATCACCCAAGCGGTCGCAGATCATCGCTTTCAGCGTCGGCGCCGCATCGGCATCGTTTTCGAGAAGCTCCCGATAGTATACGATCCGCGTGCGCACAGTTGCGCGGTGCCTTGCGATTCTCGTGTTTTCGGCGCATGTCGCCGCTTTGACATCGGCGCGAATATCGGCATCAGCCTCGCGGTCTCGTGCCTTTTCAAAATCTCGCTGCCATTGTGTTTGATCCATAGGGTGCCTCCTAAGTTCGGGTTAAGAGAGCGGCCCAGAGAGCCGCCCTCGATCGCGTCAGGAAACCCGTTAGACGGGACCGCCCTGGAATTTCGGATACTGCAAGAGCACCGAGAGCAGGCCGTTCGCCGCCTGCGTTGCCAGAGCCGTGATGCCGTCAACCTGCGACGATGCCGACTGACCAGCGATGACGCCGATCAGATGGCCGTTGGTGCCCATCGAGAGATAGCCGCCGAGCGCCGTGACAGATGCCGACACGGCCGCAATGGCCTTGCCGTAAATCTGGCACCACGCGAACGACGTGCCCGATGCGGTTTGCGTCGCATCGACGGCCGAGCCGGAGAGCACCAAGATGCCGACACGGCCGCCGAACAACGTCGACGGTTGCGCCGTGCCGAGCGTCGCCACGCCATCACCATCAATGGTGAAAGCGAGGCCGTTGGTCAGCGTCTGCCCGCTGGCGAGCTGTACCGAGATATATTCCCGGCTGTCGCCATTGGGGCCGACCGATGATGCAAGCGCGCCAGGTCCAGGGATCTTGCCACGCTTGAAATCCGCCTTCGAAAAGATGCGGTTGAGCTGAATGCCTGCGTTGATCATTGTGGCCCCCTTAATTGGACGATGTGAGAACGCCCTGCAGGAACAGGTTCGACGCGCAAAGATTGCCCGCGAACCCGATAAACCTGACAGTGGCATCCTGATTGACGGGAACGCGCTCCGGTCCCATCGGCATGAAATTACGATCCGGATGCGGACGCAGATAAATATAGTCCGTATTCAGAGCGTAGACCGTTTTTGTGGGGCAATAGCCGTTGTCGAGAACGAAATCGGCAACGCCGCCGACGCCGTAATATTTCAGCGACGTGAAGCCATAACCGGCCATGTCCGTGTTCGTGATGCGCTGCTGCGGCTGCAGGCTTTCGAGATAAGCCTGATAACCGATCGCATCAGCGACATAGAGGTCCGGCTTATCGCTGCCACGTGTGCAAGCGATCGAGAGACCGTTGAGCGCCTGCAAGAATGCAGACGGGCTCGACGCCGCAATGTTGACGCCAGCGCTCATCGCAACGGTTTTCGCCTGGTTTTGCCAGAACGTGTTCGTTGCGCGATCGATGCCGCCGACAACGCCGGAGGTCGGTGATGCCACGATAAACAGGCCGAGACCGTGCATCTGCTTGCCGCCGAACCCGGTGCCGTCCGAGTAAGCCGCCTGGCCGACCATATCCATCAGCGACTTTTCAGAGTTTTTCAGGCGCGACGCTACAAGGTCGATCACCTGGCTTTCGCCCTGGTTTTTCAGCTTTTCCATGCCCGACCAGACGCACGGCACATAAGCCTGTTTCCAGTCGTATTCGGCAGCGCTGAACGGCTCATGCAGGTTCGTGTTGAGCTGATCCATGCCGGCATACCAGCCGCCGTTCGGATTGAGAGAAACCTCGAGTTCCTGAACGATCGTGCGACCGCCGTCGGCGGGCTTGATCTTGCCCTTACGACGCAGCCGATCGAGAAACGCGACCGACTTCGTTGCGTTGTCTGCCAGCTTGCCGGAACGGCTTCGCTGAGTGGTTGTGACAATATCGTCGAAATCTGGATTGGCGGGCATGTCCCCTGCCTCCTATGATTGAGCTAACGTTGCGCAAGAAGCCGGTACGCATTGCGCGCAGCGGCCTCGATATCATCCCCTTCGTCCTCATCCTCAGCCTGCTGAACCACAGTGCCGGGGATGCGGGATCCGGAGATCGAGCGAGACGCGGCTTTTGCTTTCGCAACCTTGTCCTGCTCCGCTTTCCGCTTCGCCTCGTCCTGCTCCGTGAGTCGCTGTTCGATAAGCGCCTCGTGGACCGCAGGATTCATGCGGGCGGCCATGTCGTATGCAGTCTTCAAATCGGCCGTCAGATCGCCGGTCCTCTGAACCATCCCGTTCTCTAGGAGCTGGACGATCTGCCCCTCGAGATCGGGATAAAACTTGTTCGCAGGATCAGACGCGAACGCTTCGACGACTTCCCCGACCGACTGCAAATGAGCGTTTCGATCCGCTTCCGTTCGGGTCGTTTGATACGTCCGCAACTCACTGAGTTGAGACATGATTGGCTCGAGCATCGGTTTCATCAGCTCAGCCAGGGGATCGGCTTCCTGTTGCGGCTGGCCCGAAGGCTGTCCCGAAACCGGAGCACCGAACTTTTGCGCAAGGTTCGCGAACAATGTCGCCGCCTGCTTTTGATCCAATCCGTAATTCTGCGCGATATGCGCGAGGCCCGCTCCAATGTCCTTATTGAGCAGGTTTTCGACGCGGATCGTGCGATCGATGTAATCCTTAATCGTCGTGTTGTGCGACTTCGCCATGTCGGCGTAAGGCTTCAAATCCTTATAGTCGCGCAACGCCGCAAGGCCGGTCTGCATCTCGCTTTCGCGCTTCGCAATGTCAGCGCGAACGTGCTCCGGAAGCCGTTCCCATTCGGCTTTCGTCTTAATCGAGAAGGATGGCGGCGGCGCTGCTTTCACCGCTTCCGGTGCCGCTTCCGCGTTCGGCGCAGCCTCCGGCTCTTTCACCGCTTCCGGTTTCTTGTCCGTCGTCTTCGTTGTCGGTTGCGTGCCGTTCGGATCAGGATGCAGCGGCGCGGTTTTTGATGGCGGCGTGCCCTTCACAAAGCGTTTCGTGACCGGATCGCGTGCCCGTTCCGCCCCGCTATCGGCAGGCGCGTCGACGGGATCTGCGGCTGGCGCAGGCTCGTTTTTCGGTGCCGGCGTGTCCTGCTCATCGTCGACGAATGAGCGTTCCATCACATCCTTATAAGCCGCCACTACATCGTCGCGCGTGTCGTCAACGCGCCACGGACTTTCGATCGTACCGTCGCGATTCATTTGCTTTTCGCCTTTGCAATGGACTGTTTCACGTCCTGAACGATGTCAGCGACATGGGCCTTTTCGTCGTATTTTGGTGCTGTGTATTTGCTCAGATCGCTGTTGCCGACGATCTCGCAGCCGCCAGCTTTGATGCTGGCCTCATAGGCGCGCTTGGAAGTGTAGGTTTTGCCGTCGAGCATCGACCGCATCTCAGTGCAGTCGGAAATGATATGAGGCAACGGCACTTCGTCAGAGCGACGCGAGCGCGCCGCTTCTGCAAGCGCGCGTTTACGCAGGACAACCTCGCGAGGCTCCCACGTATCCGTTTCATTGTCCCAGAGATATGACGTCACTGCGGTTCGCCCGTTGGCTTGAAGTCACCGAGCAGCTTTGCTGCGTGGTGCCTCGCCTGAGCAGTGGCGTCGATGTTCTGATGCCTCAATTCGAGACTTGCGTCAAGATCCTGTTTTCGTTTTTCGAGGCCCGCATCGATTTGTTGTTTATTGGACGCAAGCTGAGCATCGGTTGCGTCGCGTCGCGCTTCATTCTGCACGCGCGCACCTTCGATCTGTTGCTTGCCCTTCTCAATTTCGATGCGCGGATCAGGCGGCGGCGGCTGGCTCATCTTTTCGATCAGCCGTTTCGTCGCTTTCGCAAAACC